TATTTACTTGAAGTCATCAGATTGGATTAACATCAGTGTTTAATGTAGGACTAAACTCTTTAAAATCTTGGAAGAATGAAGTAGATTCATTGAATCCAAAATCATCTCCAATGTCAATGAGAGCATCATCAGCAGCAGTAATCAACTTAACGGCAGAACCTCTAACGTGTTGATCTGCGGTGCTACTGTCCTGACCACGTTTAACAGTCAGTTTATTGCCAGTGATTTTCTCAACGTACATCTCTTCACTATCTACATAAATGTAAGTCTCAGCAGTAATTGATGACGCACTGTCAACCGTAATATATCTCTCGTCAGCAGTAATATCCTCAGCAAGGGTGGTTACTACATCATCATTATAGTCCTTGATTGCTCTTGGAGTTACAGTATATCTCATTTCACGTTTTGGTCTATCAATTCCAGTCATAACATCCACAGTAGCCTTCTTAATAATCTTGCTATCCTGGACAGGACCGAACAGATGCGTCTTAGCAGTAAATGCGAGAGTATAAACTAAAGCAGTTCTTGTAGAAAAATCTCCCTCATACTGGTCATCCATTGAGATATTTTCCAGTTGAATTGGGATATCTTTTTTCTCATTAATCTCAGCAATCATAGTGATTGTAAGATTATATGATGGTTGAAAGTATGGAAGAATTTGTTCAATAATTTGAAGAGCATCCTCATTAGTCTTTGAAAGGATTGACAATTCAAATCTCATATTATATGGCACAGGCATATAAGTTTTTTTCTGAGTCTTAGAATTACTAGCATCCTTACTAATAAAGGTCTTAGTTGCTGTGGTTTTGCGAGTTGGGTCGTAAGACAAACCATTAAACTCAAATGACATTCTTGGCAACGTCATTTGAACAGGTTTATTCAAGTCAGGAACTTGCTCAAGTCTCGCTAAAAACTTTTGAGTAGGTCCATAGGCAAGAGGAACTTTCATAGCACTGACAGTATTGTCATTGCTATCTGTCTTCTTGATAATTATATTATTGAATAGAGTTCCAAAACCAATTACAGTTTTGCGAAGTAACTCGTGATAAAAATATTCAAACATACTTAGACACTACTATATTTTTTATTTATGGTTCTCCGAAAGGATTCTTTCTAGTAAAGTCTAGAAGACCATCTGCTTCGGATTCGATAATGATATTTTCTGCAAATTGATCAATAGGATTCATTTGGTCATCTTGTACACTTCTATATGAGTAAACAGCACCAGATTCAGAACCTCTGATTGCTTCACCTGGAGTAAAGCTGCCAGTAATGATACTGACCTCAAGAGTCTTATCAGTTCCATTCCATCTCTTGACTCTAGCGGTATTGCCAGACTGAGATCCAGTGACAACCTCATTATATTTGTAGTTGCCTCTTCCGAGAGTTGTTGGTGCTGCAACTGTGATACCTGGAATTTGAGTATATCCTGCACCAGCATTAGTGATATAAACTGCGGAGATATAATCATCAGTGAGCAGAGCATAACCTGCTGCTGTGGTTCCTCCTCCTGGTGCGCCAGAGAATGCAATACCTGGAGCAGTTGTATATCCAGAACCGCCACTGGTAACAGTCACAATACCAATAGTGCCAACGGTCCCGATACCAGTTGTCGCAATCGCTCCAGAACCAGTTGTACTGATAAAGGAGATACCTGGTGCTGTTGTGTAACCTCTACCAGGATTGAGAATTGCTACCTCACTGATACCAAATCCAGCATTTGTAAATGATATAACACTAGCATTTGTTCCACCAGATGGTGCTGATGAGATTGCTACTGTTGGTGTTGACTCCACATAGTTAAATCCATCATCGATCAATGTGACAAACTGGAAACCTCCATTGACAATAGTTGTTTCAGCAGCTGCTGTAGAACCAATGCCAACCAAATTGAGGACTTGAATGTATCCTGCTCTCTCAATATTATCGTCAATTTGCTCAACATTTGTATCAATTACCTCATCCTCATAACGGAAGAGTTCACATCTCAACTCATAAACATAAGTCTTTTGGAGTTGATAAAATGGTTGCTCGTGCTCTACAAACTTAATCTCAAAAAGTCTATCTCCCAGTGGGAAGTAAATCAAGTCTCCCTCTTTGGGACGAGTTGCAAGTCTTACGTTTGGAATGCTTTTTGATAATGGTGTAATATAATTTTCAAATCTTTCTCTAGAAATAATAAGAGTCAAATCATCAATTGGAGTTACTCCAAATTTTGATAAGATAGTTCCCTGCCCCTCAAATCCATCATATGTATTGACATATGCTTCAATGGGATATGCGTCTTTAAAGTCTGATTGAATGACTTCCTTAATGACAGTATTAGTCGTCATATATCTTCTAGGAAGATAATAAACTTCAACCCCGTACATACGGAGTTGCTCACTAATTAAACTCTGGACTAAATTTTGCTCAGAAGCGGTGCCCTGAGTGAAAAATGGATTAAGCATATCATCCAATCAGATCTAATGGGGGCATCTCATAATAAGTCATACTCTTCGTCATCAGGTCATCAATTTCTCTCTGACCATCATCATAAATTTGTCTTCCATTGAGTTCAACACCACCTGGAAGTCTTACACCATTAAATTTGATCAGGTTCATGCCCCATTGCTTCTTAGCAAGAGCAGATGCATATTTTTTAAGGAATGAGTCATTCCAAACCTGAGGTGCATCACCAGGATTTAGAATTCTCCAACAATCAATGATCAAATAATCGCCTACTGAGAGATCACTAAAATTAATATCAAGATAAAGACGATCTTGCCTTTTATTATATCTGATCTGCTTATGAGTCCTTAATAAGTAATTGAGAGTCTCTGTATATGATTTAGACATATAGTATGACAAAATATCTTGAGCTCCCCAACCAGACATACTGTTTAGATATCCACCCAGCATTCCTCCCATACCATTCATACCACCACCAATAAGACCACTAGTGGTCAACTCATCAAATGCAAATATTTTATTTACCCCAATAACTGAGTCTGGTATTTGTAAATAGTTGGCATTTTCTTCGTAAGCAAATGATACAGCAGTGCCAACAATCGTTGAAGTTGTGGTTTCTCTACCATATCCCTCGGTTGTATCATTAGGTGCTCTGCCCCTATCAATATCTGCCTGAGATACCTTATACTTCAGATAAGTTTGAATGACACCATCATAGTGTCGCTCATGAAAATATTGTACGGCATCGTCAATGATGTCCTCGAACTGATCATCAGATACGTTGACTTCCAAAACTGGCGCTCCCAGTTTTCTCTTAACGTATCCTATGAGTTCTCCTCTTGTTCCTGGTTGCGCCATTGAATAATTCCTTATTCTTCTATGTCTATTTATCAGACTATAACTACACCACCTTGTGCCAATCTTACGGTTTGAAGATCTGAGTCATCATCAGCACCTGCTTTGGACTCAATTGTAAGCACAACATCATAAAAATATCTACCTCTCTTGATAGCATCAGTTTGAACATCTGTCAAAACCAGTTTGACAACTCCGTTAGCAGCATCGGAAAATGTAGCAGTAAATGTTGCTGCAAATGCTACTTACTCTGGAAACTGTTTGATTTTTGATGTCATAACATGAGATGAGAATCCACTAAAATCTATCGGAAGATTAGATTCTGTCTCTCTGATAGTAAAGAGTTGTTGATAGTCAATACCCTTTGGTATCACTAGACTTTCGGTAATTGTTTCGTTATCGGTTAATTGTATTAATGCCATTATAGTATCCCTGTAAATGGTTCTACCCAGTCTTCAGCAGCATTAGTTTCTGTTCTAATGGAAATACCAGCATCAGTACAAGATGCAATAAATCTAGTAAGAGATGCTTGAACTGTTGCTTGTGTCATACTTCCGGATTGATCTAAAAATAGAGCAACCTCAGTATCTGTACCCGTTACTAATCCAACCAATCCAAACCAATCAGATGATGTGGTTGAGATTCCATTATCTCTTGCAACACCTTTTACTTGAGGTGATGTTCCAAATCCACTATCATAGTTTGATGGAATATTTAGAATGGTATCAATACTGGAGGATACAATTCCAGAGGTGGTTGGTTGGAGGAGATAATGTAATCTGTTGGGCCAATTTGTTTTAAAACTTGCCCACTTATCATAAAATGTTGCTGTTGAAAAATTGCTTGCTTCGTCAATAACAGCAATACATTTCATCTCTGGACCAGTCTCTGCCTGTGAGATCCCAACATTGATGTCAATATTGCCGTCCATTATTCTTCTTTTATATCCACTCGCCCCCTCAGTTGCTACAACCTCGTAGGTATATCTGGGACTATTTTTATCAAGATTTGTTGTGATACCTGAGTTTATCAATACAGTTACGATACCTGCCGAAGAATTTGAGGTATCAAATCCAACTGTTACAATATCCTCTGCAGTTGAGGACGCATATCCAGCATACTTTTTAATAGAACCTGAAAAACCATATCCACTTACATCAAAAATAGTGTCTCCAGAACCTACTAACTTTATACCGTAAATGGTATCAGCATATTGATCGACTTTTAGATTTACCCTTTGAGATGATCCGATTCTATCAAAGGGTACGTGTATTAATCCCATTTTTACCCCAGTTTTTCTATGAAGGATTTAAAGAGATCCTTTATCTCGCTCACATCACTCTTAAGAGTATCAATCTCACTTTCCAGGTTATTCACCTTATCAGTTTCTTTTTCTTTTTGCCTCTTTAGATGCATATAATTCTCATATTCATATTTAGAGTCATTTACAATAGCATTACTCCCCTGATCTCTCAAGAGAGTATGACTGTCTTTGACTTTAATGTATTCTCCCATCACGCTAGAGCAATTGCTCTCATAGTCTTGATCTTAGGCACATATGCCTGATTCGTTGATGTCATTACAATCTTGATTCTAAAATATTTGAACTCTGCAAGATCGTTCGCTGTAAACGCATAATTTGAGTAACTATCTGGATCAGATATAGACTGAAGCACGTAGTTCTTATCAACAACTACATCAGATGTTCCATCACTATTCTCCAAATTAATTACCTGACCATTTTGATCAAGGTTTGCATATCCTGGGAATGGTGTAAAGATTGGATCTGCAACGTCCTCATTTGATATTGAGTAGAATACTCTTAAATCAGAGTAGTTGTTGATATGTGCGTTCAGATAAACTTTGATAGAATTTGCTGGATTCTTCAAACTAATTGACTTAGTTACATACTGACAATCTGACGGATCCTCAAACATACTATCAACTCTAGGATCTGCCGCATAATCTGTGACTACACTATTAATACGATTAGATGTTGTAATCATACTAACTCTAGTCGTATCAATGACAGGGGAGAGTCTTGGGTTATCTGATGTCATATTCATCAGTAAGGTCATAGACTTGTTACCTGGCAGAGTGCTTAAGATCTGTTTTTCATTGATCTTAGATGCGATAAGTCTAGGATCTGGGAGATAGTTTGTTTCATTAAGTACTATTGATTCAAATCCTTTATCAATAAATGATACCTCATTTCCACTGATGCTAGTTCCGCTAACGGATCTGATCGACGCATCAAGAGATGTCTGATTTGGTACAAACAGATTGACGTTTGGTGTGATTGCTTCGTATGGGATATTTTGAGTTGCAGTAACGTTATTGCCACCCTCAGTCTTAGTCTCATTGAAGTAAAGTGGATTGTAAGTGTTATTTCCTATACCTCTATTGACACCAGCAGTTGTATCTGACATATCAATAACAATGTCATAAGAGTTAAGTGTAATAGAACCAGGTTTGGGATTATGAGTTCTGTTAACTCTTCTCAGTGATACACCATTTAACTCATACTTGTAGATTATGTCTCCACTAGCAATTGCCTTAGGCATAGACCCGTCAATTGCTCTAGTAACAGCAATGAGTTGACTGTTCGCTACACCTTCATACTTGATAATTTCTTCATTAATTGAGATATATCCAGGGTTAACAGCAGATATTGCAACACCTTCAAAGTTTTCATATACAGTAACGTCATCAAGTGTAATTGGACCATCATATGTCTTGTTATATCCAGTGGTTGCCTTCGATGGTACTACATCTGACAAGACTCCATTGATACTTACGAAGTTTGTTGGTGTGTGCATACCGTGGTTCTTATGATTGATTGTAAACTCAAGACCATCAGTTACAATATCAATTGGTTCACTGATATGGAGACTGGTTCCAGCACCAGTGATTGCTGTGACAACTCCAACAGTATTATAAACAAACAACGTATTTGCGATACCAAGAGCAAAGTTTCCTTGGACGTTATCCAAGATTAACTCGTTAGAGTCTCCAACTCCTTGAATAGATGCTTTAAATCCACTACCAAGACCTTGACTACCCAGAGGTGCAGTTACAACATCACCTTCTGCATATCCAAATCCACCATCGACAAGTTCAATACCAGCAACGATACCGTTTTGTACAACAACATTTGCAGTTGCGTTTTTACCAACTCCAGTTACATTTTGGAGAGAAATATTGCTGTATGTAAGAGTTGATGTTGATGGTGTGTATCCAATACCTGCTGTGGTGACTGACAATGCAGATACAATACCAACCGCAGAGATATAATTGCCAGATGCACCAGTTGTTGGTTGAATAACTGTGTTTCCTGGTATTAGATTAGTATTACTTGCAATTGAAGTTGACAATCCAAGTCTAATATTTCTAGATTTGGTTATTACAGGATTCTGAACCAATACTGGGACTAGTCCATTACCTCTAGCAAGATTTGGATTAAAGAATGAGATATCTCCAGTTGATACAAAATCTGCTCTATACAGAGTAAACTTCATATCATCAAAGATGCTTGGTTCCCAAGCACCAGCATTTTGTGACTTATACAATGCACCAATGGTTGGTTTTGTTGATACAAGAATCTGTGACGAAGTTGCGACAGATTGTGTCTTGATATCTACTTCGCCAAGTCTAGATGTCCAAATTTGATATTCATTTGAGTTTGAGAGTAAGACGATTGCATACTTCTTACCACCCTCCAGATATACTGGAGATTCAAAAATAAAACTTGTTGCAGTCGAAGCATCTGTGGACACATTTACACATTTGCTATCAAGTGTTACCTCGGAGAATGGAAGAATGATATCTGATGGAGTATGATACTCAGTGCTTCTAATTTGACAAGTTACAGGCAGCTGACTGTCCTTGGACTGGAAGAACATATCAAGTCTTGTGAGATATACACCAGTCTTATCATCAACAGTAAATGTTTGTGCGAGTGGGTCAAGATACTTGCCAGTGAATGTTGAGATATCCGAGTCATTAAAGAGTGACTTGTCAACTTTTCTAGCAAACTTAACTGCTGCTACGTCGTCATATACAGACTGAATAGACCCAACAGATGAATAAATTTCCTCAGAGACGCTAGTAATAACTTGAGTTGAGGTGCTGTTAAGATCGCTATTTGTCAGTTTAAATACCTTATCACCAGCAGTAAACTTGGGATTAACGTCAATACTTGCATCTGGGATATAGAATGATCCCATAACTGTTCCAGTTTCATCAGTAATCAGTCTGACTTCTTGAACAATTGCTTCAGCGCCACTGCTCTCACCATAAAGTTTCATTCCCTGATTAATGAAACCGTAGTATTCACCTTGTGGTTCATTTGCTAAAGAGAAGATATCTACGTTGACAACGGTTGAAGTAGATGAATAATTTGTTGGGATATTCAGTGTTGTTTCATATGGATTCTGTTCAAATGTAGTTGCTGGATTCAGATATGAACCAGTTTTATGATTTGATTTTGCTGCTCTAAAACTAATATAAGGATTAACATCACTTGGTGATACATTATAGTCAACACTTGGGAAGTACCCCTTAATTGTTTCACCAACAATAAATGCTCCACCAACCATATCAACTTCGATAAGTTTTGGAATGATATACTGATTAACATCTACTCCATCGAAAAACGCATACATTTGACTGTTTGGTTTGAGTCTCTTAGAAACAAACTCTACATTCCTGGATCTTATCATTGGGATGATGTCCCCAACACTCAACTCTGATGTCTCTACGGACACAGCAGATGCTTCTACATCAGATGTGATGGATTTAACTTCATCGCCAACTTGACCCAATCCAATCCAGTCTTTGGTTCCTGATTGTGTAGTATCAGATCCATAGAATGTTGGATAAACTGAATTTGCTTCTGCCTCATCAAGAAGACCTAAATTTTCAGTCCACAATGTGTTCCAGGAATTCCAAATTGTTGGCAGGAATCCGATTTGTGAGTCAAACTGTTCCACTTTAGTAACAGTTTTGATTGATGCAGTATAATCACCAGCAATCTGTAGATTTTCTGGTTCAACATTAACTTCATCAACCCAAACATCAGAGGATGGTCTCAATTCAACCATTCCCTCCCAGAAGTTGACTAAGTATGGAGTCAGTTTTTCTGTTCTGGTAGCGAATTTTTGTGACAACCACTCTTGAGTTGTATAATCAAGAGTAACAACATCTCCAGTTTTTCTGATGTTTGATCCCTTAAGATCAGTAGCAAAGTTTAAGTCTGCATATGGATCAGATGATTGCCCAAGTCCAATAACGGAACTTGATCCAAGTACCAGATCAACTGCTGTTGTATAATGAGATGGTCTAATCTCACCATTGTTTGGATTGATGGAGTTTTTGACTCCGTTCCTCAGGTCTTGATTAGTGCTGTTTTTGAAACTATCAACAATAAATCCAGACTTAAACTTGTTAATACCATTATTATCTGAGATTACAAGGTTTGAGGTCTCAGATTCTAATGCTGTCAGTTTTGTAAATTTCTCAAGAGTCTTGATTCTCTTTTCAAGAGTTGAGATGTCACTCATGGTGAATCTCTTATATTTCTTCTGTTTGACAGAAGCATTATCGGTATTATAGAGATATGGTGGCAGGAAGATCTCTGCTACCTCAATTGAGTCATCAATTGCTGCTGGTGGTGCTGGTTGTTCAGCAGGTGTTCCACTTACAACTTT